CGAAAGCCATCATGAAGCGAAGACTGGTTTCCCAGCTTCGGTTCGTATTACTTATTTTGTAATGAAGTAGGTATATGAGCCTTAGTTGGCCTTATGCAAATGGTTGTTTCCATTTCCAATTCCGGCCGGCCTAGGTTTAAAAGGACCTAGGAGTTGAGGTGTGCGAACGCACTAGGAATAAACATTCATGAGAATGAATGGGGAACAGACGAGGCATCTTAGAAGCGTCGATACCAAGTCGGGTTCCCTTCGGGATAGTAACTGAAGGGAGGTGATTAGCAATAATCGCTAAATCTGGCAGTAGGGATCTGAAATGGTAAAACATGGAAAGATAACCCCTGTCAGAGGGGCCCGGTACGATTCGAATGTTGTCTAAGACAACCTCGAGCGTGACGAGCGCAGCTTCCAAAGCGACCTGCGGTCCTATTCCCTCAAAGGGTCTAAAGGAAACCGAAGGGATAGAGCTCTCCAACGTAAGTTGGGGATCTCTTCTAATCACTATTAATATAATGATTTTGAAGATATGAACCAAAAGTTTAACAAACTAGAGGCTCACTCTATCTGGTCTAGCGCTGTAAAAAGCGCTAAGCGATTGGCGGGACGGCTAGTAATAGTCGCACCGTTACTCGCAGGCTCGCGTTCTCTTGGTTGGGTTAAAGCCACGTTTGTCTTTGTTCGTACCGTGTTTGTGATGAAGCAGGGGCAAGGTTGGAAGGGTGCAGCGATAAGGTTGAAAAGTGAAAAACTTCTCTTAGAGAAGTGGCTCGCCGGAGATCATGTCGCTGTGCCCCAAGATTTAGGTCCTGCGATTGCTCGAACTCGCTCGGGAATTCCGAGATCGATTCCGGGCCACCACAGAAGGAGGATCAAAAGTGGAGATAAGGGTGCGATTCGGCTTTGGTTAGGGCTCTTTACTTTGTATCGAGTCCTTCCCTTTGCTGGAAAGTATTCCGTCAAAACGATTGTGACTCCTGGTGTTGCAATCCCAGATCAAGTGATGAAAGAGTGGAAAGGTTTCGTAAACCTTTTTGCTTTTGAGTTGCGGACTCTGTGGGGAGTAGCTCCTTTACCGGTGGGAAAGACTCCAAAAGGGTCTAGTTTCTTCCCAACGTTGAAGGCGGTGATGGTTCCGTTATTGAAATCGGGCCCCAATACAGCCTGGGCCTGGACCGCTGGCGATCCGGAAAACTGTTTTAACAGTTCCCGGTTCTTTGTGGATTGCGCCATTTGGCGCGTCCAGACAGCTACGTGGCGAAAAGTCATAGAGTTGTGTCAGCTGACAGGGTCGGAACACCTTGTTAGGGGTGATCATGCTCCATTTGTCTACAACTTAGCGACGGCCGAAGATGGTAACATCATCGGAGCCGCCGGGAAGTCGTGGGTTGGAGGCGACGGCATTGTCCGTCGTCTTAAGATAAGTGGACCAGTGAGCTCCGAAGGGTCTGGGCCAGTATTGGGTCGGCTTGCGACGAAGTCGGAGCCTGGGAAAGTAAGAGTTTTCGCGATGGTAGATAGCCTCACGCAATGGTTGTTGCGTCCGCTTCACCTATATCTGTTTAAACAGATACTCGCGCGGATACCCCAAGATGGTCTTTACGATCAAATTGCCCCAGCCAAGAAATTGGTTAAGGTGATGCGAGAGAAAGGATTGTCGAGGGTGTATTCGTTCGATTTGTCTGCGGCGACGGATAGATTGCCTGTAGTGCTCCAAGAGCATCTTTTGGGTGCATTGACATCGTTGCGGTTAGGGGCCTCGTGGAGTTGGTTTATGACAGCTCGCTGGTTTGAGCTCTCACCTGCGCTACGGAAC